CTAGCCTTACTGGATGACGTTATGTCAGAAGAAGACAGCTTCAGTGAGGCAGGTCGTAGATATATCAAGGAGTGGTGGCCTTCTGGTCTGCGTACCCGTCTGATGCCGAATGGTGCAATCATTATTATTAACACACGCTACCACTTTGATGACTTGTGTGGCTGGCTGCTAAAGCAAGAGTCAGAGTTTACTACAGAGCCGTGGGAAGTAATTAGTATTCCTGCATGGCTGGACGAGACTGCAGCAGATTTACTGGGTTTGCCCGAAGGCACATCATACTTTCCAGAATGGAAGCCAGACGATATATTGAAGCTAGACGAACAAGAGATACGAGCAAGTAATGGGAGTAGATATTGGGATGCGCTATATATGCAAAACCCCTCGCCAGACGAAGGTGGTATTATCAAAAAGAACTGGTTTCAGTGGTGGGAGTATGAAGAGCCACCGCACTGTGAGTTTATTATCCAGACCTACGACACAGCATTCTCTACTAAAAAAACGGCAGACTATAGTGTCATACAAACATGGGGCATCTTTCATCAAGTCGAGCAAGACGAATATGGTGGAGAATATGTCGTTCCCAATCTCATTCTTCTAGGGAATATCAAAGACCGCTTCGAGTATCCTGACCTTCGCCGCACGGCACAACATCTATATCAAAAACATAGACCAGATGTGTGTATCATTGAGAAGAAGGCTTCTGGTCAATCGCTGCTTCAGGACATGCGACTTGCAGGACTACCTGTTTTGGACTATCTCCCCGATAGGGACAAGGTATCACGTGTCTACGCTGCTACGCCTCTTATGGAGTCAGGCCGCATCTATATCCCGAAAGGAAAAGAGTGGGCAAAGGATTTATTCGATGAATGCCTAGCCTTTCCCAATGGCGCACATGATGACCAAGTGGACGCAATGACTATGGCTATCCACTATATGAGAGACAGTTGGCATGTGTCACACAATGAAGACCCCAGCTGGGAAGATGATTATAACCCAAGGCGCACAAAGAGGGTTGGATACTGGAGAACTTAGTGGTATAATATTGCCTATGGCTCCACGTATACCTAGAAAAAAGGGACAACCCGCACGAAGTAAAAAGCATTCTGATTTATACACGGATGAAAACCCCAAGGGTACAATACGTGGATTAAAGTTTGCCACTACAAAAGATGCGGAAGCAAGCGTCAGAAAGATTAAGGCTAGTGGCAGAACTCATGCCCACAAGATACAAGCAGCGATTGCTATGGAACAACGAGCGAAGGTAGCAGGTAAAACTGGTGCTAGTTCTGTGTATAGAAAATACATTGAACAAATGAAACGCAAAACAAAAGCTAGGAAAAAAGCATAATGGCAACAGAGAGAAATCCCTATGAGCAGCGTCCAGAGGGCGATAATGTTATTCGCATGGAAATGCAGCAGCCTTCTGAAGCAGAAGCAACCTTTGAAGTAGACCCTGAGACAGGTGAAATTACTGTAGACCTTGAAGGGTCAGCAGAAGCAATCGAAGTAGAGATTAATATGAATGCAGGGTTTTATCAAAACCTTGTAGAAATCTTGGACGAAGAGAAACTCGAAGAGATTGGTAACACAGTTATTGATAAGTTTGAGTCAGACAAGGATTCTCGTGCCGAGTGGGAGTCAATGTTTGAGAGAGGCTTTGACCTGCTTGGTCTAAAGCTGGAAGATACAACTGAACCATTTGAAGGCGCAGCCACTGCTGTGCATCCACTGTTGATTGAGTCAGCAGTTAAGTTTCAATCTAAAGCTTCACAGGAATTATTCCCTGCCAAAGGACCAGTCAAAGCACAGGTTCTTGGTGATGCTACACTTGAGAAACAACAGCAGGCTAATCGTGTTCAGAACTTTATGAACTATCAGGTTACTACTCAGATGCCTGAATACTTCGATGAGTTTGAGCGTATGCTATTTCATCTACCCTTGATTGGCTCTGCAGTTAAGAAGATTTATTATGATTCAAGCCTTGACCGACCCGTTAGTGAGTTCGTACCTATTGACCAGTTTTATGTGTCTTACTATGCGTCTGACCTTCGCAGAGCAGACCGTTACACTCATGTTATTTACCGTAGCCCTGTCGATTTATCTCGCCAAATAGAAGCAGGCATGTATGCCGATATAGAACTTCCTTCTGCTGGTGTGCCTACTTTGTCAGGTATGGCAGAAAAGATGGACACAGTTCTTGGCCTATCACCCGCAGGAGACAATGACCCACAGTATGTGTTGCTAGAGCAGCACTGTTACCTAGAGCTTGAAGAAGATACAATGCACACAGGCAAAAGTGCCTGCCCATATATTGTAACTGTAGAACAACAGTCAGGTCAGGTTCTTTCAATTCGCCGTAACTGGGCAGAAGGAGATGATAAGTATGTCAAAAAAATGCATTTCACCCATTACCGTTATGTTCCTGGCTTTGGGTTTTATGGGCTGGGGCTTATTCACTTTCTTGGCAATCTTACTATGTCTGCCACTGCTGCTATGCGTAGTCTGCTGGATGCTGGTCAGTTCGCTAATTTACCAGGAGGCTTTAAGGCTAAAGGAGTACGGATGGTCGGGGATAATGACCCGATTGCGCCAGGTGAGTTTAAGGAAGTAGAAGCAACAGGCATGGACTTAACCAAGTCTATTATTCCGCTACCATTTAAAGAACCATCACAAACTTTGTTTAATATGCTGTCTTTTGTAACAGGAGCAGGCCAGAAGTTTGCTGATAGCACAGAGCAAGTTATCGCAGATAGCGGTGGCTATGGTCCAGTTGGCACAACAATGGCATTGTTGGAAGCCTCAAGCAAGTTTTTCTCTGCTATTCACAAGCGGCTACACAAAGCACAGGGTGATGAGTTTAAAGTATTGGCACGTATTGATTCTGAATATCTGCCAAATGAATATCCTTACGACTTGCCAGGAATTACTGAAAAGATTTTCAAAGCAGACTTTGATGGTCGTGTGGATATTATTCCAGTATCTGACCCAAACATTCCGTCTAATGCACAGCGCATGATGCTTGTTCAAATGGTACAGCAAATTGCGGCTCAATCAGAACCAGGAATGTTTGACATGGAAGCAATCAACAGAATGTTGTTAACTGCAGCCAATGTACCTGATGTAGACAAACTTATGCCATTTAAAAAAGAAGCAGTTCCGCTTGACCCTGTGTCAGATATTATGGCAGCTTCTGAAGGCAAACCTATTAAGGCATTTACAGGACAAAACCATGATGCACATATTGCAGTTAAGACTGCTTACATACAAGACCCAATGAATCAAAAGAGTCCTGCATTTGCAAAACTTGGTGCTGCACTACAAGCTAATATATCTGAGCATATGCTTGTTAAATATCAAGAACAAATGGATGGATTGTATAATCAATCACTACAGAATCCACAAGTTATGGGACAAATCGCACTTGACCCGCAAGCAATTGGAATGGTTCAGGCTCAAGCTGCCCAGCAAATACTACAAGCAAATATGGCGGCTGCTCAAGGACCAGGCACACCTGAACAACAGATGCTGGCTATTGAGGCACAAAAACTTCAAGTGGAGCAGAATAAAACACAGGCACAGATTGCCAAAGCGCAAGCAGATGCCGCACTTAAAAATCGTGACCTTGACTTGAAAGAACAGAAGATTGTTCTAGATACGCAAGCCAAAGGAGCGCAGGAACAAATGAAAGCTTATCAGAAGCAAGAAGACAGAGATGCCAAGCGTGCATTGAAAGCTATGGACGTACTGGCTGACTTGCTCAAAGCCCAAGAAAATAATGACTTGGAAGAAGCTAAAGTTTCTGCTAAACTATTGGCAGACGTAATCAAGAAACAAGGCATTGAATAGTGTTATACGAAGAGTTAATTAAAGAAATACAAAAAGAAATCGAATCTATAAAAAATTCCCTTGCGTATGGAGCCGCTTCGGATTATTCTAGATACTGTGAATCAGTGGGAACAATCGCTGGTTTAGAAAAGGCCATTGGTCTTATCAAAGATTATCTAAATAAATATATCGAAGAGGAGTAAATATGCAAACTGCATCTAGTGCTTTGAAAAACGATGAATGGATTACAGACGAAGAGGTCGCAGACCCTAGCCCACTTCCAAGAGTGCCAGGCTATCATATCCTTGTACGTCCAGTATCAGTTAAGTCAGCAACTAAGGGTGGCATCATTCTGCCTGACTCAACCAAATCGGATATGGCTTACCTTACAACAGTTGGTCGTGTCCTAAAAGTTGGCGACCTAGCTTATCAAGACGATAAGTTTGCTAATGGTGCTTGGTGTAAAGAAGGTGACTATGTGTGTTATGGTAAACATACAGGAAGCAAATTCTTTTACAAAGGCGTAAATCTTTTGCTATTATTTGATGATGACATCAAGATGGTAGTTGAAGATGCCAAAGACTTAGACCCTACATTTAATTTATCAAACTAATTTGCGTAATAAAAAAACATGCTGTATAATATAGCTGTTAAAGGAATTAATTATGGCACAATATTTACTTGATGATACTAGCTTTGAAGAAGCAATGGCATTTTTAGGTGCTTTTGCTGGTATTATTGTTGCTTGTATTATCTTTTAATTAAAATTAGCGTAACTCGTCTATATCGCTACGGACGTAAAACAGGAGAATATTATGGCAGAGACTGAATGGTCTACCATTGAGGCAGGCTCACCGCCTGAACAAGAAAAGGTGGAATTTGAAATCGAAGGGCAAGAAGCCACAGAAGAAGCGGCAGCCCCCGAAGTAGAGGTGGAAGCACCTCAAGAAGAAACTACCCCTACAATTGAAGAAGAGCAAGAACAAGAAACAAAGGGTGTAGAAACATCTGGCGCACAAAAGCGTATTCGACAACTGGTAAAACAGAAAAAAGAACGTGAAGCTCAAATCGAAGAACTTCTGGCACAACAGAAGGAAATACAAACAAAGCTTCAACAAAGAGAAGAAGAATATAAAAATCTCTTAAGTAATAATGTTGAATCAAATGAGCGTCAAGTGACGGAACGTCTAGAGCTTGCTCGTGCTGCGTACCGTCAGGCCGTAGAAAGCGGCGATGCCGATAATATCTTAAAGGCACAAGAATCTCTTAATACTGCCCAGCAAGATAATTATAGGCTGACAGAGTTTCGTCAACAGGCAGACTCTTTTGAACCTCAAAAGTTTGAGGAGCAACAACAAGTCCAAGCGGCTGCTACTGTGTCAGAAGCACAACGAAAAGCAACCGACTGGGCGGCAGCAAATGAATGGTTTAATAAAGACCGTGTAATGACTGCAGTTGCTTTGGAAATTGATAATCAGGTTCAAGAAGAAGGGTTTGACCCATCTGACGATGATTACTATCAGGAAATTGACCGCCGCATGGCAGCACAGTTTCCTAACAAGTTTGGACAAGCTACCAAAGAAGTAGCAACCGAAACCCCCGTACCGCAGGAAACGTCAACACCTGCTCAAGTGGTCGCAGGAGCTTCGCACACTCCAGCACCTTCATCAAGTAAAAAGGTAAAACTCTCAAAAGAAGATGTACGCCTTGCAGAAAAATGGGGCATATCACTTGAACAGTATGCAGCCGAAAAGCTAAAAGTCGAAAAGGCAGGCGAAGGCGAGTATACTACAATTAACAGATAGTTGCGAAAGGATATATACTTATGGCACGAAATACTACACGTAGCACCCAGAGTCGTGAACTGGAAACAAGAGAATCCGAAGACTTTGAATATCGTGAACCAAATCTTTTAGATATTCCTGAATCAGTAACCTCAAGGTTTGAAGACCAAGGAATGAAACTTCGTTGGATACGTACAACCCTAAAAGGCGGTGACGATTATACAAATGTTGGTAAACGAATGGCTGAAGGCTGGGAGTTTGTTTCTCTTGATGAAGTACCTGAACTAGCGCACACATCTGCAATTAAAGATGAGGGTCGCTACAAAGGAACTGTATGTCGAGGAGATTTGGCACTTGCTAAGTTGCCACTCAAACGTGCAGAAGCTCGACAAAGACATTTTGAAACCGCATCTGCAGAGATGGTTGATGCTGTAAATGCACAGCTTGAAAACTCATCGAATCGCAAAATGCCTATTCAGAATCAAAGCAAAACCAATGTAACCAAGGGTCGCACCCCTTCTTTTGATTAAAAGGGTGGCGAAGTCTGGTTACTAAACTTAAACACTGAAGGAGAAAAATATGTCTGCTACTAAAGTTACTGGACTTCAGCCTTCCCGTGTTCGTGGTGCTGCACCAAATAGTAACGGCCTGAATGAATATCCTATTGCTTCAGGTGCTACGGCAATGTTTACAGGTACTCCTGTGCGTATTGCCTCTGGTACACTTACACCGTGTGTGACAACTACTGAAGTACCTGTTGGTACTTTCCAAGGTTGCCGCTACGTAGAAGACGGGGAACAAAAATTTAAAGCTCATTACTCTGGCGTGTCTGCTTCAGACATCGTTGGTTTCGTAAATGACAATCCAAATCAAACTTACATTATTTCTTCAAATGCCACAGTTGCTGCTGGTATTGTTGGAAGAAACGTAGAAGTTAGCTCAATTGCTGGTGGTTCTACCTTTACTGGTAAATCAACTATTGTTGCTAAGACGACTGCTGGTACAACTGGTAAAGCTACTAATGGTGCTTTGCGTGTTATTGGTATCGTTGATGAACCCAATAATGCAGTTGGCGATGCGTTCACGAAGATGGAAGTTGAATTTAACCATCGTGCGGATGATTATCAGAATGTTCTGACTTCAGCCGTTGTGACCACAACTAACTAAGGGAGATAAATAATAATGGCTATTAATAGAGCAAGTATTGCAAAAGAGCTTCTCCCTGGTCTTAACGCCGTATTCGGCCTTGAGTATGGGGAAGTTTCTGACGAACATGCACCTCTGTATGAAATTGAAAATTCAGACCGTGCATTTGAAGAAGAAGTTCTCTTCACTGGCTTTGGCACTGCACCTGTAAAAGGTGAAGGTGCTGCCGTATCTTATGACGATGCCCAAGAAAGCTTTACATCTCGTTACACACACGAGACTATTGCTCTTGGCTTCGCCGTTACGGAAGAAGCTATGGAGGACAACCTCTATGACACATTCGCTAAACTGCGTGCCAAAGGTTTGGCTCGTGCTATGGCGAACACCAAACAAGTTAAAGCTGCTGATGTTTTCAACAACGGTTTTAACTCATCCTTTGCTGGCGGTGACGGTAAATCTTTCTTTGCCTCTGACCACCCCACCATTGGTAATGGCGACCAAAGCAATCTTCTAGCTGCCTCTGACCTTTCAGAAGCTGCTCTGGAAACTGCACTGATTGCTATTTCTAAAACTAAAGATGACCGTGGCATCCTAGTCGGAGCGCAAGCTGAAAGCCTGCACATCCCATCAGACCTGGCCTTTACTGCAGACCAGATTCTGAACTCGCCTCTGTCAACCACGATTGCTAACAATGCCACCAATGTCAACGACATTAACAGCATTCGCAATCAAGGTCTTGTCCCGAATGGCTTCTTCGTGAATCGCCGTTTCACGGACACGAATGGTTACTTCATTAAGACTGATGTGCCGAATGGTGCGAAAATGTTCGTTCGTTCACCGCTTCAGACTAAAATGGAGCCTGACTTCGACACTGGCAACCTTCGCTTTAAGGCTCGTGAGCGTTATGCGTTTGGCTTCAGTGACTGGCGTGGTTTCTTCGGAAGCGCAGGTGCTTAATTAAAACACCTATACGTTAACCTTTAAAGGGGGTGGGACTTGTATCTCACCCCCTTTTTTAGTATAATATACCTATTGACATTTTTATAGGAGCAATCAATGACTAATATTAGAAGCGCATTTGTTTCTGGAACTGGTACTTTTGTAGATTCTCTTACTAGCGTAACTGTTACTGACACCCGTGTACGTGGTGTTAACTGTGTAGGCACAGGCATCGTAGTTATTACTGGTACATCTGCTGACCCTTTTGGTAATACCAATGGTGGAAGAATTAAGTTTCAAGTGAACGGAAGCAATTATCAGGACTTCGCAGATAATGGTATTCGCATGGCAGGAAAAGTAATTGTATCTGCAGCAACAACCATTTCTACGACTATTTATTATGGCTAATTATACTTATCTTGTTACCGACATTATTGAGGCCAGTGAAAACGATGGCACTGAATTTGTCTCGGCTATACCTAGAATGGTTAATCGTGTAGAAGAACGGTTAACTAAAACACTAGATGATTATGGCTTGGTAACAATTACATCAGTTACACTATCCGCAGGAAAAAATGAACTTACTCTTCCTTCTGGAACACGTTATGTAAAGAATCTTCGTATTGAAGATAGCGGAACTAAAATTAATTTATTGCAAAGAACAGACGAGTTTATTAGTGATTACTGGCCTGTCAGTGCAAGTACAGGAACTCCAAAATATTATGCAAAGAGAACAAACACCAATGTTATCGTTGCTCCTACTGCAAGTGCTACTTACGGTGGGGAACTTGTATATGTCGCTAGACCAACTACACTAACCAGCGCAAATCCTAATAATTACTTTTCTGACTTTTGCTATGATGCCTTGTTTTATGGTTGCATGGTCGAGGCAGGTGACTTTATGAAAAACTTTTCAGTAAGCACATATTATGAACAGCGTTATCAAAACGCAATTGAAGCATTAAGAAACCAAGCACGTAGAACAAGACGTGACGATATGGAAGCACCTGCTTCTAAGGTCGGTGAAAATACATTAGGAGGAACACCATAATGGCTGGTAAAAAAAGAGTTGCCAAAAAAATTGCTAAAAAGGGAACTCAACTTCAAAAAGTAATTTCTGACGCAACCAAAGGAGAGGGAAAATTTAAAGAAGCGGCTAGAACAGAGCCTCTTTCTGGTGCATCCTATTCAGACTCTCCTGGTTTTGGTAATGCAAATGTAGGTAAAAAATCAGTTGCTGCTGAAGAAAGTATTGTTAAAGCTAGTATGTCTAAAACACAAAAAGCCAGACAAAAGAAAGCGGCTGAACTAGAAACTAAAGAAGAAAAAGGAACAATTACTGCTGCAGAAAGAAAATGGCTTAAAAATTATAATAAAACACAAGAGGCTGATACAAAGGCAGTTCAAAAATCTATTCAAAAAACACAACAGCAAAAAAAGAGTAAGGCTAAAGGTGTATCTCTTGCAGGTTCTGAAAAAGCTGGTGGTAGACAAGCTACCGCAACAAGTGAATATAAAAATCAAAAAGACTTTAGGGGAAATAAAATTAAAGTTGATGCTTACGGAAAACCAACGGGAAATACAATTACTGCGGATGGAGAGATAATAGGCAATCCATCAGACCGTATGATGGAGCAAGCAGCAAGAAATTTTATTGCTAGAAATTCAACACCAAAAGATAGAAGAATAAAGGCGCAGGTAGCAGAATTAAAAAGGCGTAGTCCTAAAGGAGAGCTTACTGAAAAAGTAAAAGACCCAAAAACAGGGGAGGTTACTGGCGTATTAAAATCAAAAGTGGGAAGTAGAAATCAAAGTAGAACAGCAAAAGATATGTCTGGTGTAACAAATCCAGTTAAAGGTCAGAAAAAAACATTTAAACAAATAGGTGGCAGAATAAAAAGTAAACCCCGTGGCGTAGGTGCTGCAACTCGTGGTTTTGGAAAGGCAATGAGATAATGGTAAAAAGTATTAGAAAAGCATTAAGACGCAATATTAAGAAAGCAAGTGTAGATAAAACTGGCCTACCTTCAAAATTTAGAAAAACTGTTTTAGGTGATGCTGATATACAAGGCACAGGCGCACCTCAATATGAAAGATTAAAGAAAACCTTGGGTAGAGATAAAGCTGAAGAAGTTATAAGTAATTTAAAAAAAGAGTTTAAAGCAGAAGAAAGAAAAATAAGAAATAAAACTTATAAATCTAAAGAGGCTAAAGAACAGGCACTTGAAAGACATTATAAACAATATGGTATGCAAGACATCCTTCCTTTAAATAGAAATAGAGGTGGTAAAATTATGAAAGATGTTCCAGCAGATAACCCAGGTCTAGCAAAACTTCCAACTAAAGTTCGTAATCGCATGGGTTACAAACAAACAGGTGGCAAAGTAACTGCTGGCTCTACAAGTAAGGGAAGTACACGTGGTACACCTTCACAAGGTGCAAGAGCTTATGAAGCACAAATTAGAAATAAACAAAAGTTTTTAGATGATATGGCTAAAGAAGAGGCTGCTCGTCTTAAAGGAAAAGGCGGTGAGATTTACTAAGGAG